TTGCGTCATAGCCTTCTGGCGTTGCCCATTTAGGTAATTCAGGTACTTCAATGATCTTTTTATATTCATCAATTGGCACCCATTTATTCGGCAGGTTATAAAGGTATCGACCTACGCCAAATAACACGGCAGCACGCTTAAAAGCATCACTTATTGCGCCTTTTTCAGCTTCAATATCAGTATCACCAGCGCCACCTGATCGCCATATCCATTCGCCATTGATTAACACGCCAATCTCACAAATAGTCTTAGTTTCGGCATGTGAATATTTGCATTGCCAGTTCAAGCCAAACACATCATCTAGTCGCTGCATCACGTCACGCGCATCTATATACGCAAGCGCTATGGCTGACTTTTTATCTTTACTGGTAGCACCAACACGCCATGACAGTTTGTTAATCTCAAACGGTCTAATAAGTGCTTCGTAAATGTCATTACCTTCCATATTCATCCCCTGTAACTAAAGCCAATAAGTAGGCTTCATGTTCAATTTGTTCTTTCGCTCGCTGTTCGTGGTAATACAATTCCATGTCTTCTAAAGCTTGTTGCTGGTCATCACCGAAGTCAGGGATATAAGCATCTGACGACATGATTAAAACCCTCTATCCCCGCGAAAGCCGTGTGTGCCTTGATAAAATATATTGCTCATTAACAAGCTCTTGCTAGGTGGTGTGTAAATGCGAAATAATCGTTTAAATAGGTTCAATTCTCATTCTCCAATCATCAAATTCAAGCCAAGTTTTTGGTTGTGGTGGATAACGTTTATCAAATGTTCCAACCCATGAAAATCCATCCCAATGAGCAGATACACAGCGATAGCCACGATAATGTGCAAGCGCGTAAAGAAACTCTTGATCTTTATAATCACGCTTATATTTCCAGTAGTTAAAACGGTCTTTTAAAAAACGGTACATAGATTTAAGTAAATTCATTTCTCTATTTCCAGCAATAAGTCCAAGACTGCAAACCTTGTTCGTTAACAGATTCAATTACATACATAGTTGAATCATCTTTAAATTCAATCGAATCGCATTGATTTGGCTTTTCTACATATCCTGCGAATGAAAATAAAACGAGTAGCCACATAGCCATAAATACTGAATATCTAAAGTTTCTAGTCTTGCTAATCAGATGCAAATTGTATTGAAGCTGGCTGTAAGTTAAATCGTATTTATGGAGCACGGTAGTTATCCTCCTCACCATCTTTTTCTAGCTGTGCTTGATGTTTGGCTTTATCAGCAGCGTCAGATTCATCAGCTAGTTCAATCCAAATAAGAAAGGCCATTGTCACTAATACAGCGAATGCAATTGCTAGTAAGATTAAGTAACCGTTCATTTTGAATATCCCTCATTAATCGCCCATGCTTTAAGAAAGCCAGTCATGCAACTTTCAATTTCTGTTAGGCGTTCACTTCTGTTTTCTAATCTTGATAATGAATGGTCATATTTATACGTAGCCGCGATGCCAACTATCTGATTGAAAGCTTCAACGATGTTGCTCTCTGACAATGACGACCAATCCATATAGTCATGCTCAGTTCTGATATTGGTCATAATGTCGTTGGCTACATCTTCTGCAAACGGCACGTAGTTTTCTTGTTTAACAGCTAGCATCATTCACCTTTCAAAATATCTGATTAAAGGACTTACGCCTTATGCGCATCAGAATTGCCCGTAGCGGAGTAACAATTTCTTTTGTTCTGTATTGCTATGCTCGGCGTAGGTTGCGTCCTAAAACAGCTTCCATTCAATTGCTTGCATTCCGAATCAACGTTGTTTTGTCGATGTATGAATGTTAAGCCAACTTAACATTAATGTCAAGCATACTTAACAAATAAGTTAAGTTTAGTTTACATTTATTGCTATACTTAGATTAATGCGGAATTTGAGACGCAAAAAAACCACCTAGAAGGTGGCTTGTTAACTAATCACTATTTAATCTTTTGGCTTGAACTCGAACACGTTATTTGGCGCTTCTAAATCTTCACTGTTATACGCAATATCGAGAACATCTAAACGCAAGCTTATAAGATCATCAAAAGCTTCTTTTAAATCATCTTTAGTGACGTTTACACTGTTGCTTGCCTCATATTTGCGTCTTGCATGTTTTTCTACCAGGCTTGCAAAGAGAAATTGGTTAAGTATATTGGTGTCCATGATTTTCCTAAGTAAATAAATGAGCATGAATCTTAAGACGGAAACTTGCATTTTAAGTTTAGGATATGGCTTAATTCCTACACATAAATAAGCGGTAAGCCTATCGTCTTAAAATGACTTATGTTTAAACTAAGAACTGTCGCGATTGGAGTTTCAGCTTCGGCGCGTAATTCCCACAGCGACAAATACGGCAGCTTAACGGCTGCCGTTTCTATTTGTAGTTGGCAATAAAAAACCAGCCGTTAAGCTGGTTGGAGAGGGCGCAAAAACATTAATTAATTATGTGCATCATCAGTTTGTGAATTTACAAAACCATTGTCAGGGCGAGAATTAATAAGTTCGTTAATAGCTCTAGGAATAGCAGTCAGAATTACAGCGGCTAATACTAAGCTACCAATAAAACCATCAGCAAAATCTTTAAGATATTTATTCATTACATTCCTCTTAATTCTTTAATAAAAGAAGCCGCGCCAGTTACAACTAAAATAATACAAACAACCGCGTCAATCCAAGTAATTGTTAATTCAAACATGTGAACTATTTCTAAAATATTTTCAGGCATTGGGTGAATGCTATTTAGATAGTTCGCTACATATGATATTCCCCATCCCAATAATAAGAAAGCTATAAATAATGCGGCTGTTCCAATTAAATGGCCTATTAAGTTTCTAACAGCTTGCCAGTAAGTAACTTTACGACCTCTAGTATACCAATATTGTTCACTCACAATTTGCCCTTTATTATTTTTAAGCATTTAACAAGCCTTTAAAAAGCCTTACGTTCCCACTACCTAACCAACCCTATAAACTCACTACCTTTAACCAGCTTGCCAATGATGTCTTGGACTGCTGGCATGAAAGCCTGTGCTGTTTGATTACAAGCCGTTTCACCGTTATAGCTTGTTGTGTACTTGTAGCTATCGTTAACAGTTACTGATTTACCGTTGCTTGAATTAACCGTTAGTGAAATATTCCAGTTACCACTATTAGATGAAAAGTCTAATTGATTGAGCTGGCCTGTTAATGTGATCGGCGCGTCTGATGAATAAATATCAGCGCTTTTTAATTCATCTGTTAAGGCTTTTTTAACATACTCAGAGTAAGGTTCGCCATCAGCAGTTTTAACTGGGCCGAATCCACGACAAGTAATAATGCTTAGACCAGGCTCAAATGATGAGAAGTTACCTACATTAACTTGCGCACCTTTATGTTGCTTAAGCGATTGAATATTATCAACGGCTGGCGAATATCTGCTCGTTGCAAAAGTTGAACAGCCTGTTAATGCTAACACTGCGATTGAAGATATTATTATTTTCATATTTTCCCTTAGTTAAATTCGTTCTGATTGTTTGTAGACTATACGACCAATTACAAAACAATTTTCATCACACATCTTATTCGGATATTTTCGTTTATCAGGATTATCCGATGTTAAGTACCAATTGCCTTGTTCTTTTGATAACCTTTTAATCACTGGCTCGCCATCATAATTAAATGCAAATACTTCTGTATCAACGTGCTTAGTATCAGCGGTATTAACAACCACAATATCATCTTCAAACAAGCTAGTTTCCATGCTTTGACCTTTAACCTTAATGGCTACAAGCTTACTAGGGTTATAGCCTCGGCTATCGTACCAATCTTTTCTAAAAGATATTGGGGATTTTTCACCGTCAACAAACTCTACTGAGTAGCCGGACATCCCCGCTGACAATCTAAATTCAACTTGTCTAATGGCTATCTGATCAGTGCCATCATCTAAATCTATTTCTTCTGATGCGATATGTTTAGTTTTTTTAACATCAGGTTTACCTTCGCCAGTTTCTAACCAAATCGGATCAACATTAAAGAATTCACCAAGCAATCTTGCTTGATTGGCACTAATGCCATTAACGTCCTTCATCCAGTTGGAAACCGCCGCCCTCGAAACATCAGCAACACTCGCTAGCTCTGCACCATAAATTCTTCTGTTATCTCGGTGCTGCTTTTCAGCAATACACCACTCTAGACGCTTACTTAATAAATTGAAATTAGACATTAAGCTAGCTTAACAAATTAAATGTTAAGTTGGCTTGACAAACAATGTTAAGTTCGCTTAACATATCGTAATGAACTCAACACAAATTATAGAAGCATTAGGTGGCGTAGCTGAAACAGCACGTCTTTGTGATATTTCAATGGCAGCTGTTTCGCAGTGGAAGGAAAACGGCATACCTAAAACGCAGCTTAAATTCCTAAAGCTTGCAAAGCCAGAAGTTTTTCCAGTTCCAAAAAAATCTAATAAGTAGTTCATGGCTGCCACTGTAAACGGCAGCTTATTTTTCACCTAATTTCAACTGGCATGAATTGGCATAAATAGGCATAACAATGAATAAATTAAACCTTTTCCCTGTAGAGAGTGCGCAATCTAAATCAATGGAAGTTCTTGATGAGGTGTTGCTACGCACAACGAAATCAGCCAAGTCAGCCGTACAAACAATGGTTGCTTATTCCAATTCAACCCAAGAGGCCATAGCAAACGAAATGGGATCAACACAATACAGCGTGTCTAGATTCATTAATGGCAATCGTGGCATCAATATCAACGAGCTGGAAGCATTTATCAATTCTTGTGGAAACCTATTTTTACTTCAATACCTTGCTGGTAAATACGGTAAGAAACTAACTGATATTGATGAAAAAGAAGCTCATATACGTGACCTTGAATATCAATTAGCAATAGCGAAAAGAACAGCTTGATGAATAGATCGCATGGGAATTGCCCACGCCATTTAACTTATCAATATTCAACTCATAAAAGGTAATTAGTGAGCTACTCAACCTACGAACTTATGAAGCAAGAATGGATTGCAAAACATCCCAATGCTACCCATGAGCAATATCAACAAGCAATGCAAAAGTTAGCTAAAAGGGCGGGTGTTTAATGCTTTGGTTTAAACATGATTCAGATGCAAGTAATGATGCGAAGTTAAGAAAATTACGCATTAAATACGGTGCACAAGGATACGGAATATTTTGGTATTGCCTTGAATTAATCGCCAGAAATGTCGATAAAAACAACCTAACTTTTGAGTTAGAACACGATGCAGAACTCATTGCAGAGGACTTCCGACTGTCTAGTGAATTAGTGCAGGAAATGATGACTTACATGGTTAATTTAGGTCTTTTTGAAAATACTGACGGCATCATAACTTGCTTAAAAATGTCAACTAGAACAGATGAATACACACAGAAGTTAATCAATAAGAATAAAAAGTGTCCCGACAGTATCCCGACAATATCGGGTGAAAAACCGAGAAAGTCCGTATTAATAGAAGAGAAGAGAACAGAAGAGAAAAGAAATATAACACCCGACTATCTTTCAGAAGTCGATCCCCAAATTCTTAATGACTATCTAAAAATCAGAAAAGCTAAAAAATCTGGTGAGTTTACTGAAACTGCTTTTAATGCAATCAAAAAAGATGCCTTGAGAGCTGGTTTGAGTATCAATGAAGCCTTGTCTTATTGCTGCAAAAGGTCGTGGGTTGGTTTTGAACTGAGTTGGTATCTTAAAGACAATGAAAGCAAAAAAGCGGGGGGCTTAGTTCTATGATTATCAAACCTAAAGACCTGATAAAAGAAGTAAACGCGCTTTACAACGGAAAGTTAGAAAGAGGCGTATCTACAGGATGGGAAGAATTAGACGAGTTTTTCACCGTTAAACAATCAGAGTTTACCGTGTTAACTGGTATGCCTAGCCATGGTAAATCTGAATGGCTAGATGCGTTAATGACAAATTTAGTGATGAATCATAATTATCGTATTGCGATATTCTCACCTGAAAACTACCCACTTGAATTGCACGTTGCAAAACTGATTGAAAAACTTGCTCAAGAAAAATTCTATGGAAAAGAGCGGCTAAGTTTTGAAGACATGAACGCATCGTTAGATTTATTGCAAAAACACTTTGCATTTATTGTTCCTGATGAAAACCAATTCACACCTAAAGATATTTTAAACGAAGCTTATCCATGGTTAGGGCAATCATTAACGCAACCTAAAGCCATGGTAATCGACCCATGGAATGAAATGGATCATTACCGCCCAGCTGGATTAAGCGAAACAGAATACATCTCACGCACGCTTACAGACCTTAGACGCATGAGCCGTGAATTCAAAGTCCACCTGTTTCTAGTCGCTCATCCAAAAATGATGAACAAGGACAAAGAGGGCAATTACCCAGTGCCACGCCCTTACGACATTAGCGGATCAGCGCATTGGTACAACAAAGCCGATAACTGTATCGCGGTATGGCGTGATGTAGCAAACAACCCCTCACTTGTACAGATACACATTCAAAAGGTGCGTTTTAAGACCACTGGCACACCTGGGATGACTACCCTTAGATATGACTATGAAAATTCACGTTACGAAAGCGTACGCGATGCTTTTTACACAATCGGAAAGGCGGCATAAAAATGAAACTAGCATTTATGAATAACTGGATTGATGGCAAAAGATATTGGGCAACCTATCTATTCAAAAAGCCATTTATTTACGAGAAAACACCAGCTTGGATGAAGATTTCTTTATTCGGTTTAGTGATGTTTATTTACTAGGAATCAGCATGACCTACACCCAAATAAACCTACTCTTTTTCACTCCGCTAATTGATGTAGTAATAGCTGTAGTCAAGTATGCAGATTTGATTGATGGGGTGGTGCTGTGAATCCCCCTGTGATTATTGGTAATGCCGCTTTGTACAACATGGATTGCATGGATTTACTGAAAGCTACGCCTGATAAGTTTTATGACCTTGCAATTGTTGATCCGCCTTATGGAATTGAACGATTTAAAAAAGGTGGAAGTTTAATAAATAAGCATGGAAGTGCCGACAGAGATTGGAACAATGAAAAGCCAACTCAAGAATACTTCAAAGAGCTTTCACGGGTTAGTAAATTTCAAATTATTTGGGGGGGTAATAATTTTAATTTACCATCTACCGAATATTTTGTTATTTGGCAAAAGGGGGATGCTTTAGATTTTAGTTTTGCAATGGTTGAAATGGCTTGGACTAATGTTAAGAAGCCAGCAAAAATATTCAAACATTTACATGTTCAAACACATGACGTAAGAATTCACCCCACGCAAAAACCCGTAAAACTTTACGAATGGCTTTTAACCAACTACGCCAAACAAGGCGACAAGATTCTAGACACTCACCTAGGCAGCGGTAGCCACGCTATAGCCTGCAACAATCTAGGCTTTGATCTAACAGCCTGTGAGCTAGACAAAGATTATTTTGATGCCAGCGTAAAGCGTATTACAGCGGCTAACCAGCAAATCAGGATGTTCGCATGATATGCAAAGACTGCATAGAAAACACTGGCAGCTACTCGATGAATTGTATCGGCTGCATGGCCCGCTGGATTCTTCGCTTCGATAAGCCAGAGCGATTAGCAAAGATTGAAAGTAACGGTAGGCATAACGTGGATGAGTTGAAAGCGGAAATTATGAGAAGGGTTAAATGATGAAAATTTATCAAATATTTGGATTAACAGGAGTTATTTTTATAGCGCCTCATTTATCTCAATCTTTGGCAATAACAGCTGGAATTGTTTATTTAATCCTGTCACTTATTTTCAGTTGCAAGGATTTGTAATGACCGTCAAAACCTTCTACTACAACGGCAAGAATCGCGACCAAGTGAATATGGCCGTTGCACATCTTGACCCAACTAAATTGCACAGAATCCGCATTGACGTGTTTGACGAGAAAACACGCGAACAAGAAGAGAAATACCACGCGATGCTAGGTGATATTGCAAAGCAAATGAAACATTTAACGCAGTCATTAGATTTGGATAGCTGGAAACGTCTCTGTGTAGCGCAGTTTAAAGCTGACAGTATCGCTAATGATGTGCCGAGGCTTGCAGAGTATTGGCGTAACAAACAAATGCGTCTCATGCCTTCATTGGATGGTTCGACACTTGTTTCACTTGGCGACCAGACTAGAGAATTCCCTAAGTATGTAGCTGCTGGATTTATCGAATGGCTTAACGCTTATGGTGCAAATAACGGAGTGCGATTCAGTGCAAAAGACGAACATTAAACCCATCAAACAAAAGAAATGTAAACAATGCAAATCTTTATTCACACCAATGAAGCCATTGCAATGCGTATGTGGTTTTGAATGTGCCAAAGCATGGGGAAACAAGCAGACCACTAAAGCGCTTAATCAAGATACGAGGCGCCAAAAGATTGCATTAAAAACTAGACAGGAGTGGTTAAAAGAAACGCAACAAGTTGTAAATAAATACGTTAGGTTGCGTGATGAAAGTCTTGGCTGTGTCTCTTGCGATAAGCCTGCAACTTGGAAAGGCCAATGGCACGCTTCGCACTACAGAACAACAAAAGCAGCGTCATCGATTAGATTCAACTTATGGAATATTCATAAATCATGCAGTGTTTGTAATAACTGGCTTAGTGGAAACCTAGGTGAATATGAACCGAGAATAAGATTGAAAATTGGTAACGAAAAAGTTGATTGGTTGAGATCGCAAAACGAAACAGCTAACTATTCGATTGAATACCTAAAACGCCTAAAAGGGATATTCAAAAAGAAATGCGCAAAACTTGAAAAAAGGAAAACTAATGGGACAACATAAAAACTTAAATCACAACATCATCCGCCAGGCAATACTAGACCATTGCATTGAGCCTAAAAGTGCCGGTGTTTTATCTAGAGAGCTAGGCATTAAAGAATACACAACTTACAAAACGATTGAATACCTAATCGCTAATAAATATCTAGAACTTACAGGTAGTGAGCTGTGCAATAACGGACGCACCACAAGGCGATTATTCAAGACATTGGATGTCAACTATCAGCCGAGCAACAAAGCCAGCCAGAAAGACGCGCTACCGTTACAAGGCTCACGTTTAATCAGCTTTGATAATCCGAACATGCGCAAACTACTTGCTGAAACATCACAGCTAACACGACAAGAGCGTAAATCACCACGCGTTAATGTTGGCATATCGCATATTTATGGCTAAGGGGGAATGAATGACTCCAGAAATATTAACTTTTGAACAATATGCGAGCCGACACGGATTATCTAGACAAAACATTGGTGAAGCAGCATTACACCGTAGCTCAAATACTAAAAGTGCTAACTCACATAAAAAAGATGTTGAATTGCAGGCTGAAAGGGACAGAAAACTAATCAATCAACGTGATTTTTTACATCAAGAATTCACAGCAAAAATTGCTATCGGTGAATTGAGAGAGCCGACACGTGAGGAGTCAATTATTCAAAATGCTAATGGTCATGAGGATAAAGAATCAACATGGGCAGCACGGCGAATAGCTGAAAAAAATGGATGGGATTGGGCGAAAGGTTTTTCGGATGTCTAACATCCAATCCAGCCTAAAGCAATCTCAACTAATCCAGAGATTCAATGAAGAAGACATCCACGACTATGCAAGGCGAGCATATCAACAAAAAGGATTGGCATTAGTAAACGTTGATGAGCTAACAGATCCATACATCAAGCAAGGCGTAGTTAATTATGCAGACAATAAATATGGGAAGAGAAAATGACCGTACATAGAATGAGCGACAACGATGCTAAGGTTAAAGATGCTTTACACGTTTGGGCTGAATGGATGCAAAGTGACCAGGTTGAAGATTCGCTCGGGTATGGTCGTTGCGTAGGATTTGCCAGTGGCGGCAGTGTGAATGGATGGGAAGACTTCGAGCGCAAGGTTGAGAAGAACATGGCTGTGAATATGCAGGCTATCTACGAAGGCTTAAAACATCCGCAACAGATGGCAATTGACCACTTTCATTTATCAGCAGTATGGAAGCCACAACGGTACAGTATTGAAGATGCATATGCAGAGGCGTTGATAGCTATAGAAATAGCGCTTAGAAGACGTGGATTAATTTAATTTTGAAAACTATTGACAAATACAAAATAGCGTTTAGAATTATCAGTGGTAGAGAAGTCGCGCCCAAAGATATTGAAGCTCACAGAAATGTGGGCTTTTTGCATTTATGCGCTGATAGAGTAATGGCAACTCGCAAGCCTCATAAGCTTGAGACGTGGTTCGATTCCACTGAGCGCTACCCAAACCCCTGCCACCCATTGAGGTGGTTTTTTCATTTATTAAGGCTCAAATACTCCATATGGCAGCGAGAACATTAAAGCCTCGCCACCAAGATGATGTGCGAGCAAAAATACAAACAAGTCAGTTATTAAATAAACTGCAAAATCATGCACTTAGTAATGATGAATCTGAGATAAGCGCAAGTCGCATGAAAGCGATAGAAATACTGCTTAAGAAGTCATTGCCTGATTTAACAGCTACAGACTTAAACGTATCTGGCAGTTTAGCTGGAATGCCAGCCATAACGATTGCCAAGTATGACGACGATAAACCTAACTGATCCACAATATAGGTTAGTAGCAACTGAATCACAGTTTCCTGCAATGGTAGCTGGATTTGGTGCAGGCAAAACTAAAGCGTTAATCACACGCGGGTTACTCAAGAAGTCGCAATACCCAAAACAGAACATTGCTTATTACTTGCCAACATTTGACTTGGTGAGAAACATTGGCTTTCCTCGATTCAGCGAAGAGCTTGAAGCAATGGGGGCTAGGTTTAAGCTGAACAAAGTATTCCACACCATTGATATTGAAAATGGTGGGTCTATTATCTTTCGTTCAATGGATCAGCCAGAGCGAATAGTAGGCTATGAAGTAGCTGATAGTTTGATTGATGAGCTTGACACGTTAAAGACTGATTTAGCCCGTACAGCATGGCAAAAGATCATAGCGCGTAATAGACAAAAGAAACCTGATGGCTCAATCAACACAGCTGCAGTAGGCACAACACCAGAAGGCTTTCGATTCACCTATGAGCAATGGGGTAAGCAAGTTAAGCCTGGTTATGAATTAATCAAAGCATCAACTTACAGCAACGCGCGCAACTTGCCTGATGGCTACATTGCATCTTTAGAAGGCACATATCCAACAGCATTATTGCAGGCATATTTGCTTGGCGAGTTCGTCAACTTAACTGCTGGTAGCGTGTACTTTGAATTCGATAGAAAGCTAAATTGCTGTGATACTAAGATTGATGGCAATGAGCCGCTACACATCGGTCTAGACTTTAACGTGACCAAGATGGCAGCAGTTGTCTACGTGATGCGTAATCAAGAGCCGCATGCAGTACATGAATTTACAGATGTGTTCGACACGCCTGCAATGTGTCAGGTAATCAAATCAAAATATCCGAACAACCCAATATTCATTTATCCAGATGCTTCTGGCAATTCTCGCAAGAGTAATAACGCGAGTGAATCTGATTTAAGCATATTAAGACAAGCTAAGTTCACTGTATTGGTGAATAGTCGCAACCCTGCTGTTAAAGATAGGGTGCTCAGTACAAATAACATGATTCACTCACAAGGCAAGCGCAGATTGAAAGTTAATACTGACGCATGCCCTGCGTTAACCGAATCATTCGAGAAACAAGCATACGACAAGAACGGTGAGCCAGATAAATCAAGCGGATTAGATCATGTGATCGATGCTGCCACATATTTTATTGCTTATAAATTCCCAATTGTTACCCAAATACAAAGAATCACAATCACAGGACACTAACTTGAGCGTAGACAGCCACCATCCGCAGTACGACAGCGCAGCCGAAAAGTGGCAGACTTGCGCCGATGCTGTCTGTGGGCAGTGGGCTGTTCACGCCGCTGGTGTCCGCTATTTGCCACGCCTTACTGAGCAATCAGACGATGAATACAAAGCATATAAGACGCGTGCAACGTACTTTAACGCTACTGGACGCACGTTAGATGGCTTGGTAGGCATGGTATTCCGCAAGCCTCCTGTAATCGAGGCTAAAGGCATCGACAAGATCATTGCTGATGTGGATCTGCAAGATACAAGCGTTAACGGATTGGCTGAAAAAATATTGCGTCAGGTGATTCAATCACGCATTGGTGTGTTAGTGGAATATCCACAAGTAATACAAGTTGGCATGACTGCTGCACAGGCAGAGGCTATTAATCTCCGCCCATACACGTCTTTATATGAAGCTAAAACAATCATTAACTGGCGCGTTGATAAAATTAATAACGTCATGCAGCCAACCCTGGTTGTATTGACTGAAACTTACAACGCATCTAATGATGAATATGAGCAAGAGTTAAAGCCACAGTTAAGAGTATTGAAGCTAGGCGAGTTTGGTTATTACCAGCAGATTTACAGACAAGATAACGGCAAAAAGTGGGTACAGTTTGAAAATGACATAGTGCCATTGATGTCAAACAATCCATTGCCTTTCATCCCGTTCTACATGTTTGGCGCAGAAGATACTAGCTTTGATATTCATGAGCCTGTATTACTCGACTTGGCTGACTTGAACCTAGCCCATTATCGCGTTACAGCGGATTGGGAGCATGCGTGCCACTTCACCGGATTGCCAATGTTATTCTTTGCCGGCCTGCAATTAAATGAAAACGAAAAGATTCATTTAGGGTCGCAAACTGCTGTGGTAAGTAGCAATGAGAATTCACATGGCGAATACATCGAATTTACAGGTCAAGGCTTAGGCGCTTTAGAAAAGAACCTAGACCGCAAAGAAAAACAAATGGCTGCTATCGGCGCTCGTATGCTTGAGCAGCAAAAGTCAGGAGTAGAAGCAGAAGGCACAATCGCACAACGCTCTATCGGTGAAACATCGGTACTAGCTAGCATAGCTAACATCATCAGCGCACAAATGAGCAAGATGCTGTCATTCATGAGTGAGTGGGCAGGTAACGCACAAGAAGTCGTTTACAAGCTTAATACTGACTACATGGCTAAAGGGTTAACATCTGCTGAATTAGCAGAGTTAGTTAAGGCATATCAAAGTAGCGCAATCTCATTCGAAACATTGTTTGAAAACTTACAGCGCGGTGAGATCGTTGGTGCTGATAAAACTGTTGAAGATGAGAAAGACTTAATTGCTAATTCCTCTGCTGGTTTAGGCTTAATAGGTGAAAATAGCGCGGTGGCTTAGATGGCAACCGCAAACAACATCATCTTAGATAAGTCAGTCGGTCACCAGATTGATACGATTGGCTACAGTAACTATGTAGTAGGCAAGATAATCTCACTGCTAAACAAAGTCGATGCTGATTTAATGGCAAAGGTTGTAGTCGCAATAGAAAACCTGCCAGCTTCACAATTTACTGTTGATCGATTAGAACAATTATTAGTTTCAGTCCGCGCATTAAACTCAAGCACATACGATGCAGTTAATCGTGAGCTAGATACTCAGTTGCGTGAGTTTACGCAGTACGAATTAGAGTTTGAAGCAACATTGCTTAATAGCGTGCAGCCTAAGCCTGTGTTTATGGTCTCTGCTGATACTGTCTATGCTGCTGCGATGGCTAGACCATTTCAAGGCAAGTTATTACGCGAATGGATGGCAGGGTTAGAAGATGGCAAAGCTACATTAATTCGTGATGCTATCCGTATCGGCTTTGTTGAAGGTCAAACGACTAGCGAAATCGTTAAACGCATCCGCGGCACACGGTCACTTAAATATGCCGATGGATTGTTAGAGATTACCAGACGAAATGCTGAATCGATTGTTTTAACAGCGGTAAGCCATACAGCTAATTATGCAAGACAATCGCTATATCAAGCCAATGATGACATTGTTAAGGCTGAGCGTTATACCGCTACATTAGACACTCGCACAACGCTATTGTGTTCTAGTCGTGATGGCAATACATACGCAATTGGTACTCCGAAACCAGCAATACCTGCTCACATTAGATGCAGAAGTATTTATATCGCTGTATTGAAAAGCTTTCGTGAGATGGGATTGGATTTTGATGAGTTGCCTGCAAGCACACGTAGCTCAATCGACGGTCAAGTCGCTGACAGTTTAAACTATCAGGAATGGCTGACAAAACAATCAGTCGCTAGGCAGAATGAAGTATTAGGCGTGACTAAAGGCGAGTTATTCCGTAAAGGGGATTTGTCCTTAGATAGATTCGTATCACGTCAAGGTCATCAGTACACGCTCACTGAATTGCGGATTAGAGATAGTGCAGTATTTGCAAAAGCGGGTTTATAATGACCTTATGGCAGAACCTAAGCTACAGCTTATTATTGGAACACAAGCGCCTGATTCACCAAAAGAATCAGTGCGGAAGAGCTTGCGTAAGACGCGTGTTCAGCATGAGCCGCAATGCCCATCATGTGCAGGTCGAACTTACATTGAAGTCAAGACAGGTACATTGAAGCAATTATGCTGTGTTTTCTGTTTTCAAGATAAACGATTAGTAATAATGCAATAGAATAATTTTAGATTTACCGAAACCCTACAGACTGTGTTTGTGGGGTTTTTTTATGGGCAGCGCCCACAACAGTCCAGAGGATAAATAAATGTCAGATAGTATTGATTTAAAAGCACCAGAGGTGCAAGCCGCCATTCAAGCTGCTGTAGATGCTGCAATAGCACCATTAGCTGCTAAACGTGATGAACTGCTAGGCGAAGTTAAAAAGCTACGCAAAGAATCAGCGATTAAGCCAGAAGATGTAGAGAAGCTGGAAACAGAGATCGACACATTAAAGGCAAATTTAGCAACAGCACAAAAAGACGCAAAAACATTCAAGGAAACGGCTGAGAAATCAACTAAGTTACTTGAAGCGGAATCAGGCTTTACTCAAAAACTACTTGTAGATAACGGACTTAGTGATGCGCTTGTAAAAGCCAACGTCAACAATCCTGCACACCTCAAGGCAGTTAAATCAATGTTATCTGGACAAGTAAAAATCGTCGCAGAAGGCGAAACACGCAAAGCAATGGTTGGCGATAAGGAATTGTCAGCTTATGTAACTGAATGGGCAGCAAGTGACGAAGGCAAACACTTCGTTTCTGCTCCTAACAATTCAGGCGGTGGCGCTGGCGGCGGTGGCGATACAAAACCTAATACAAATCTAACTTCAACGCAAAAAATCGCGGCGGGGTTATCCAAACTCTAAAGGAATTAAATCATGGCAACACAAACACTTGCAGAAGCAGCAAAACTTATTAACAACGAGATCGTACAAGGCGTAGCCGAAGACATCATCACTACTAACCCTATCTGGAATGCGATTCCATGGACTGGTTATGAAGGCCAAGCTATTTTAGTTAACCGTGAGTTAGCTTTAGGCGATGCGCAACACTTAGCAATCGGTGGCACTATTACAGCTAAAGCTGCTGCAACATTCACACAAGTTCCATTCAGCGCAACTACTACTATTGGTGATGCTGAAATGAACGGCTTAGTACAAGCTCAATCAGCTGGTGCTGGCGTAGATCAAATCGCAATTGAAGTTAGCTCTAAAGCTAAATCAGTAGGTCGTTTATTGCAAACTGGTATCGCTACAGGCACAGGCGCAAGCCCTCAATTAAACTCATTGCATACATTGGTTGATGCTGCGCAATATACAACAGCATCCGCTGGTCAAGCATTAAGCTTTACTTTGCTAGACGAATTGTTGAATCTAGTTAAATCTAAAGATGGCGAAGTAGATTGGTTATTAATGCCAGCACGTACTTTGCGTGCATATCGTGCATTAGTTCGTGCTTTAGGTGGTGTGAATGAGTCAATCGTATTCACAATGCCAAATGGCCGTACTCGCAATGTTGATGTTTATAACAACATTCCTATTTTCCAAAATGATTACTTATCAGTAGTTGAAACAGCTAACGGTGCAGCATTGACTGGCGGCGCTTTAACTTCTGTTTACGCTGGCGTTTGGGATGACGGCTCACAAAAAGTTGGTGTTTCAATGATTCACCCAGTAGCAACACCAGCCGGGATCGTTGTTGAGCAAGTTGGTTTGGCTGAAACTAAAGATGAAAAAATCGTCCGCGTTAAGTCATACAGCAACTTTGCAAGCTTTAACCGCAAAGGCATTGCTCGTTTACCTTCTATCAACAACTAGGATAAATCATGGCAGACAAAAAAGATGAATCAAAGCTTGTAAAAGTTACCGCCAACTATGGTGTGCGTGAAGAACGTGCAACATTATGGGGCGTTGATTTTGTTCAAGAAGGCGAAGGCGATGAAGTGGTTTATGTAGCGGAAGTTACAGAAGAAGTCGCTAAAAGCTTGATCGATGCAAAACGAGCAGTAAAAGCAAAATAACTTAGCTTCCACATCAAAGGCATTCTTAACCGAGTGCCTTTTTTTATGGGTGTTATCAACGTAAAGGGAAATATTATGAAATTTAATAAACTATTAATTGCAGCAACGTTATTAATTGCATCAAGCATGGTGCAAGCCGCATCGATGAGTAACTATCTTGAAAACAAGGTAGTTGATTGGTTATTACGCGGTCAAACGTACACAGTACCAACTACACAATATTTCGCCTTGGCAACTACAAGCGGATCTGATGCCGCATGTGGCACAGAAGTAACAGGCGGTAGTTATGCACGCGTTGCTGTCACCAGCTCAATGGCTAACTTTGCTGGTACGCAATCGTCTGGCTCAACATCAGCTTCAAGCGGCACAGGCGGCACAACAAGCAATAACGTGGCTGTAACATTCCCTGCGCCTACTGCTAATTGGGG